ACAACATAAACAGCCAAATGTCCGTTCCCATATCCAATGGCTGGAGTAGCAGTTCCTATAGACAAGTTTCCCATCATTGCATCTTGTGTCAATGTACCTACTTTAATATGTTCCTTAAATGTAGTATGTTGAGCCCAACCTACATCAATTGTAAAATCAGTATTATCACTAATATCAACAACAGTAGTGTAAGCCACATTATATTCGGAAGTTCCAATAGGAGTAGAAGTTGGATCGTAAACAATTTTTAATCTCCCACGATGATAATTACTACAAACTACTTGAAATCTATAACGCATAGAACCTCTCCATTGTCTAAAAGGAACAGAAGCAAAACAACAAGCTGGTAAATGTAATTCAGTACCATTTCCATTGTTAAATAATTTGTGTACACAAGGATCAACAACTATATTATATAATAAAGCTTCTTCCGGTCTGCCTAACTGCCATTCAAAAGAATCTATCCATGATTCCCTAGTTGCAATGTTCGCTATGGCCATTTCATCAGTATTAGCTAAACCAGCTATACGCGGATCAACAGTTAACTCTTGTTTACAATCTACAGTTAATTTAAAAACTGAATCTGGCATGTTTGTAGCTGCAAAATTACCTTTAGCAACAGGATGATTTCTGGTTATACTAAAATCAGTAGGAGCTGAATATCCAAATACCTTTGCTACATTTCCAATAGCATTTGCACCAATTTGCGTGGCTAAAGCATAAGGACCAATATATGGAACTTTAACTAAATTAGACATCATATTGGCAACTGCAGTAGCTTTTGTAGAAATTGGTTTATCGCCATATTCATCAGATTGAGGTGTAATAGAACCTGGTTCAAACTGTGTTGGAATGGCAAATTTAACTTCTTCAGCCCATGCAAACACACTTATAGATACGGAATCCACAGCGCCATTTGCATGCTTTAATCCTTGCATAGAATGAATACACAACTGTCCCATTTCATCCCAACCAGTATCAACAATATCTAATAAATTTGTAGGTACAAAAAATGGTAAAACCATTTCTGCACCAATAGAACAAGTAGGATTCAAATAGACATGTGGACGCTGTGAAGCAGCTACAATATCTGCAGAAACAAAAGGTCTATCTATTGTCATATCATCTGATATTGGTAATGGATTGTAAGAAACTATCAACCTTCCATAATGAAAAGGAGTTCCATTCAACATAAATTTAACATGAAGTTTGGCATGTAATAACTTATAATTAGATATACGATTTATCACACGTATATTATTAAAATATAAAGACCAAGGATCAAATTCTTCGTAAAAAGTAGCTCCTACACCCCATGATAAAGTTCGTATTTTAACAGGACGACAAAAGAAATCATCTAATGTAGCATCCTGAGAAAGTGGAGCCAATCTCAAATCATCCACTTCCGTTTTAACAGCTTCAATATACCCAGGTCTAGAATCAATAAATTTGACATTCTGCTGGGTAGTAGATGGAGCAGCTGTAATTTCCATATACTGATTTGCCCTTTCCTCCGAAGACTGGGGCGTAATGATTCCATGAGGGTGCAGGAACCAATCTACTATATAAGTAACAGCCATGACTATCATCCCTTTCGTCATAGCAGTTATCGCGACATCCATCGCTGAAGGTTTTGAGAACTCCTCTAAACTTGTGGGATTT